ATGCCTTCTGGACCAGATCAAACGTCCGGAGCATGGCGGGCACGTCTTCCGTTTGCTGGCGTGCCTCGGCGATGCCGTACAGGTTACGCACCATGTCCGCCAGATCCGTTTTATCTCCGCCGGAGCGCAGATTTGTGGCTAGCTTCAACGCTGGCACAATGGTCCCGTCGAGCACCTCTTGGTTCATTGGCTCGGCCAATCCGCCAATTGCCGCCTGCCGGCCGCGCAATGCGTCAAGCGGGCTCACATTGCGAAGGTTGCGACTGTCTTGCCACGCTTTCTCCGCGATTTCCTTGGTGGCGGCATCGCCAAGATTCAGCCCGCCTACGGTCGTCATTTCTTTCTGAAAGTCGCTGGCTTCGCGGACGCCGGCCGACATCCCTTTCTTCAACTCGAATGCGCCCCAAAGCAAGGCCATGCCCTTAATAGAGTCCGCCAGCGTGTTGACGTGCGTAGTCGCGTTTTGCGCGCCAGTCCCGATGGTATTCATCGCACCGCCCGCGCCGGTCGAAACGACTGCAGCGGCGGCGCCCATCTCGGCCAGACCAGCCGTTACCCCGGCGAGCCTGCCGATAACCCCCTGAAGCGCGGCTTCCAGGCCGGTGATCGTCGTTCCCAACTTGGCAGTTTCGGCCGATGCCGTTCCTGCGCTCGCACCAATCGTGGCGATACTCTCGCTGGCAGTTGCGGAACTCGCCCTGACCAGGCCCAGCGAGGAAGCGAAGGTCTCCATGCCCGATGCCATGCCGGCCAGTTTGCTGCCGACGCCGGATATCACGCCTTCCAGCGCGGTCAGTTGCTCCATGAACGCCTTGACTTGCGGGCTGGCGGTGTCGACCAGCGACAACGTCATTGAGACATTCATATTTGCCATATTGTTCACTCTTCTGTGCTATGTTTCTCGTATGGGCGCGCTACTCGAAAAACTCTTGATTGGCTACCTAAAGCTTGTCGTGGCGTGCTTAGCGATGCTGCTTATCACGCATGTCTCTTGGAAATACACGGCGATTGCCTTAGTGCTGTATTTCTATGCTTGCTGGCTAATTGAAGAAGGGAAAAAGCAAGCGCATCCGCCAGCGGCGCCTATCAACATCGATAAGCTTTCCCCATTGGAGTACGAGGAGTATTGCGCCGTCCTATTACGTGGCGCGGGATGGCGAGCCAATACAACGCCGCGCCAAGATCAAGGCGCCGACGTACTCGCGGTCCTACGTGGGACAAAGGCCGTGGTTCAATGCAAGATGTACAAAAATCCGGTGGGGAACCGGGCCGTGCAAGAGGCTATCGCTGGACGAGCTTTTTACAAAACCCATCTTGCCGTCGTCGTCAGTACCGCGCCGTACACCCGCTCTGCGCGAGAGTTGGCGGCCAGCACGCAGGTGCTATTGCTGCACCATGACCAGTTACATCGCCTGGAAAAACTCGCGCGCATTCGCTGATCACATGCGATTGAGTTCTTCCAGCGCACGTTTCACGCCATCCCCATCAAGGTTTGCCGCCATCCAGGCCTGAGCGATACGATCGGCGGCCGATCTGCGCCTAATCTTCTGGCCCTCACGCAGAAACAGCCGCATCTGCCCTAGGGTGTATCGCTGGATGGCGTCCCAGGAGTGCCCGTACTCGATGAGTTTTGCTGCGATTCCACCCCATCCTGCGCCGGCGCCTGCGGATTCACCTTGACCATCTGACCGAGCAGCGGGCGAATCCGCTTTACGAAAAAATCCGCGTTCGCAGAAAACGCGGCCTGCGCGAGCTTCAAGCCATCATCGGCCGGAAGCGTATCGAACCACGGCCTCGGCTTGCCGATGGCGAAGGCGAGGAACTGAATGATCGCCTCCCCGCCGTCGATCATGATTTCCGGCAGTCGGAGCGCCCAATCTTCGGCAATACGGAAATTCGCCTCTCCACCCGCCTGCGAAAACTCAAGGATGCCGGAGGAACTGAGCGCCGAGGCAACCGGCTTCAGCAATTTGACTGCTTGGGGGTACTGGCCAAAGAAAAGCGGCACGACGGTGATTGCCGTGCCGCCCACCATGACCTCATGCCCCGGGAATAGGACATCCAGATCATTGCTCATAGTAAGAATCCTTGTTTTTTCATGAATTCAATCGGGTCACGCGCATGCTTGCGCTTGTTGCAGGGCGGGCATAACAGCTGAAGGTTATCCCGGTCATTGCTGCCACCTTTTGCCAATGGCTGGATGTGGTCAACGTGGTACGACTTCCTGATATTGCATTTGCATACAACGCATTTGCCGCGCTGAAGCTTCATGAGGTTGGAAATATCTGCCGCAGTGTGTGATCCGGGAGCGCTGAGTCGTTTAACGCGCATCCTTGCGTCGATCGCCCTACGCCTTTCTGGATATGCGGCGCGATAGGCTGTCAATCTGGCGCGTATTTCCTCGCCCTTTTCTTCGTATCGCTTATTGCTTCGCTCAAGGATGCGATCCCTGTTTTGCCTATAGTACTCGCGAGCAAGTTCTGTTGCGCGCTCCTTATTTAATTCTAACCATAGCTTGTTTGCCGCGTTGCGTGCCGCCTTGTTGCGAGCATAATTCTCGGCGCTTCTAATGTTTTGCCGCTCGCGATTCTTCGTATGGTATTCAGAGAGGTAAGCGCTCGTACAGGCTTTGCATGCAGTTTGAAGGCCGTCCTTGTTGCTTGCATGGCGGCTAAATTCGATGCTCTGCTTTGTCAACTTACAGACACGGCAAACTTTATGGGAATTGCTTGGCTCAATGCTTCGAGCCTTATTGCGCAGCGCATATTCCTTTGTTACCTGAGTGCAGCATGACTTGCAATTACCTTGCAGGCCATCTTTGCTCGTAGAATTCTTACTGAATTGATCAGGGGACTTAATCGCTTTGCATTTCCCGCACTTCTTTTCGGACATTGACAACCTCACACGGCTGATATGGAAAGTGCGGGCTATCCGGTGGTGTGACACCGAAGGGCTGGCCGGCCTTTTCGCCCGCATTCCCAGTCTATCTTCGAATCTCGAAAATCATTGCTCAGTCACGAGAAAAGTGCTACGACTTCGTTATGGTAAAGAATTGAGATAGATCGGTTGCCAGTTGCGGCAGCGGCTTGCTCGTGTCCTGCAACAGCATGCCGTCGAGCTCAAAAGCCTGGTGCTTTTTCTCGATGAGCGAGAACGCCTTGGCCATGTCGAGCGCAGCCTGATGGCAGGTCACGATCACCGGCTGATTGCCCTGCGCCGTATTGCGGCCTTGCAAACGCAGCGTGTAATAACGCTGTCCGGTGGTGAACGCTTCGACCTTGCCGTTATAGGCGGCGTAGTCGTAGCTGACGGTGGTGGTCAGCGGCGTGCCTTCGGGGATCGTGGTCGATCCAGCCAGCACCGTGATCGATCCATTCGCCGCATCGACGGTGTAGTCGGTGCCCAGCACGGCGCCGGATACGACGACGTTCGACACGCCAGGGTGTGCCAGTGGAGTCATCAGGCCGTTGTAGAGCACGATCGATTCGCCCGACACCGAATCGGCGTCAACTTTACCGGAGCTGCCACCCCAGGTTGCGCGGATCCAGTTGGCGATCTTGATGTCCAGCGTGCGCAGTTTGACCGAGACGTCGGTTTCGGTCGGGATGTGCGCGGCAGTCAGGCCCAGGCCGGATTGGGATTCCTTGATGTCCTCGAACTTCTGCTTCGGATCGATCGTGAAGAGATCGGCATCCCCGATGAATTCGAAGCCGGAGAGCGGCGCGCCGTTGAATGCGCGCTCCTGGATGAATAACTGGCCCTGAAAGAGGCCGTACGAGCTGTCGCTAAATGCCATGATGATTTACCTTTCGGGGAGTTGGTTTAGGCGGCGGAGATGTCGCGGTCGGTCTTGGCGACGATCTTGATGACGTTGCCGGAGGTGCCGCCCGAGGTGACGGTGATGCCAGTCACGTCCACGAACACCTTCGTGACGTCGGACAGGTTGGTTTCGTGCGCGTCGGTCAGCGTCGAGATCGACACCGTCAGCGTGGCGGTCGTGCCGTCGAACTTCTTGCCGGTGATCGACAGCGCGGTCGTGGCGGTCAGCGCACCGACGTTCCTGGCGACCAGCTTGGCGCCGCTGTATTTCGTCTTGTCGATCGCGGCCAGGTGCGTGTAGGTGCCGGTCGTGGCGCCGGTGACGTTCACGCGGGCGATGTCCAGGTCCGCGCCGATGAACACGTTCTTGGCCGACAGCGTCTTGAGGTGGTCCGTGAAGGCGGCATGGAAGCGCAGCGTCGGGGCCGATGCGTTCAGCGACGACAGATAGCCGTCGAGGTTCGTCGCGGCGCCATAGCGCTTCACGTGCGTGTCGAGCGCCTTGACCATCGCGCTGATGCCGGGGATGCCGAGCAGGAAGCCGGTCGGCACGACGGGATGCGTTTCGTCGAGATCGCGCGCGGCGGGCAACAGGTCGGCCGTCACGGCTTCGTCGTTGGAGTCCAGCAGGTACTGTGCGATGCTGCCGGAACCGGACAGCACGGCGGTGCTTGCGGCGTCGAGGCCGGCGGTGAACGAGCTGTCGAAGGCCGGATCGCCAACCGACATGGCGGCGAAGCGAGCGAGCTTGTCGCCGATGGCCTGCAGGTCGGAATTGCTGATGAGAGGCATGGTGTTTCCTTATTTACGAGGTGGAGAAACCCGCTTGTCGCGGGCGGGTTGCTACATGAAAGCGTCGAGCGTGTAGCGCTGCTCATAGATGAGTCGATCCGGGTAGCTCATGGCGAGCCTCTGGCCGATGTAACGCCAGCGATTGCCGCTTGGGGCCTCGCGCCCGTTGTCTCGGACTGCTGCAATCACGGATTCCAGCAATGGGAATTGGTTCGTTAGCAGGTCTTCTTGAGTCAGGTAAGGGACGAAGATGATCACCTTAAATACCTGCCGCACGTTCTCTCCGTTCGGGATCAGGCCACCGTGGCCGCCGGACTGAGACGAGCCGTAAGGCGCTTCGTCGACTTGATCGGAGCCGAACATAACCCAGGCCGCAGGCAGCGGAATGGTCTTCAATTCAGGATCAGAACCACGGCCGCCGATAGCAAGGCCGGCGCGCCCACCGAATTCCGTGACAGATGTCACGCGCGCGACGAGGTCGGCGGCGTTTTCAGAAATCATTCTTTCTATTCCTTTCCGGTGATGTCGTCACAGCAGCGCCTCGATGAATCGGATTGCGGAGAATTCCAATTCCGTCACTTCGGCATCGGACCACCCGAGGAACGGGCGTGCGGCCATGCGCTCGGTACCGTCTTGCAGGTAGCCGGCGTACTCAACATCAGTTCCGATTGCGACCCACCCCAAGGATCCGAACAGATCCCCTTGCGCAGAATCGCTTACAGCAAAGCTAATCGAGTTCAGCAGAGTCCCCTCGTCCCACAAAAGACCTTGGCCGGAATTGCCCTTGTGCTCGCGGTACTTTCGCGTCCTCGGCATCCATGGCGACCATACTTCGCCGCCAGGCGATTCCTTTACCTTCCGGATGCGGTCCTGCACTTCTTTCTGGACGCCGCTTCCAACCGTTTCCAGCCACGGCGACATGTTGAGCGCCGCAAGGCGGTTCAGGCACGCGAGCGCCTGCGCCAGATCGATGGTCATCGTCATATCGTGATCAGCCTCAAGTGCGCAACGTAGCCGATGCTGGTGAAGTCAGGCGCGTCGACGACGTATCGAATTCCGTTTTCGTCCAGCACGACGTCGTCCTGCTTCAGCGTGCCTTCGGGTAGCGGAATGAACGTGGTCCAGTGCGTAATCGCCTGCCCCATCGTGGTCGCGTACTGCGACTGCTTGATGTCCTCGCGCTTGAACTGCATGAAGCACGGTATATCGGTCGCGTAGTACTCGATGGACTGGTCTCCGCCGATGAATGAGCCGCGGCCGATGGAAACCACGTGGTTCGTTTCCACGGCCTGAATCGGCAAATTCGGCTGCATGTCGCCGATGTAGAACGTGCCCGCCGGCCCCTTCAGGATGTCGCGCGGTTGCAGCAAGCGGCCATCGGCATAGCAGTACCAGACGGGTTGCTGGTACTTGTTCGGGATCGCGAATTTCTTCTCGGCCGCGAAGGCAACCGGGATGCGCTCGATCTTGTAGATGTCGTCCGTGACAGCGATCGGATCGTCGAAGCGGTAGACGTCGTACATCGAGCCCTGGCGCGCGGCCAACTTCGCGTAGCCTGCGTAGATGAGGCCTTGCAGGCGCTCGCCGTTCATCATGGTTTCAGCTCCAGGGTATCGATGCCGTTGCCGCAACCGCTATCCAGGGCGCAGGCGACCTCTACGGCTTCGCGCGCCGATTTGCCGCAATGCATGGCGGCGCGCGCGTACTCGCGACCGGAACCAATGGCAATGCACGGCTGCTCGTAACGAACCGGGAACGGCGTGCGCTCATAGAGCGAGG